AACGCTGGCTTGGTTGAAGGCATGAAAGGTCTGTTCAATCCTACAGACACTATCAGCAAGCAATTCAAGAACGGCATGATGGGCACTGGCGTGTTGGGCTTTGACGAGATCAACATGTCTCAGTCTATCAAGCAGCACACCACTGGCTCTCGCGTTGCCACCGGCAACTCTGTGACCACCACTGTGACTTCTCAAGGCGCTTCTAGCATTGCTTTGACTATCGGCTCTGGCCTGACAGTTAAAGCCGGTGACGTGTTCACTGTTGCTGGTTGCTTTGCTGTGAACCCACAGACCCGTGAATCCACTGGTTCGTTGTTCCAGTTCGTTGCTTTGGCTGATGCAACCGCTTCATCCGGCACTTGGACTGTGACTGTGGCTCCTATGTACTCCGCTGCAAACGCACTGGCTACTATGGACGCGCTGCCTGCAACTGGTGCAACTGTGACCTTTGTCGGCGCTGCTTCTACTCAGTACGCTCAGAACTTGGTCTATCACAAGGACGCCATCACCTTTGCAACTGCTGACTTGCTGTTGCCCCAAGGTGTTGACATGGCTGCCCGCGCAGTCCATAACGGCATTTCCTTGCGTATCGTGCGTCAGTACGATATTAACAATGACCGTATGCCTTGCCGTATTGACGTTTTGTACGGTTTCAATACGATCCGTCCACAAATGGCTTGCCGCATCTGGGGCTAATCTGAATACCCCTTCGGGGGTTTCATTTTGTAACATTTTTTTAAGGAAATTATCATGGCATTACCTAATGGCGCAGGCGGTTACCAAGTTGGTGCAGGCAACCGTCAAGAAACTATCATGGGCGCAATGGCCGCCCCTCAGACAGCTACGGCTACAGCAACCCTAACGGCAGCACAAATTTGCAATCAAATGTTGGTGGCTAACCCCTCCACTTCTGCTGCAACTTATACGCTGCCTTTGGGCACAGCAATTGACGCAGCAGTTCCTAACGCTATCGTTGGTAGCACTTTTGACTTGGCAATTGTCAATATTGGCACCAGCTCCGGCGCGGTGACTTTGGCTGTTAACACTGGTGTGACCGATGGCGGCAACGCTTTGGTTGCTATTGCTGTGACAACCAGCCAATTGTTCCGTTTCCGTAAGACCGGCGACGGTACTTACGTTGTGTATCGCCTTGGCTAAACCTAAATGGGGGCTTCGGCCCTCATTTTTAAAGGAACAATTATGCCTAATACAAAATCAGTTGGCGTTGCTTTTAGCGATCCAGCCCTTGACGGCGCTGTTATGGGCGCAACAGGTGGCACTGCGGGGTTCTTTGGTACTACTCCGACAACTAAGCCTGCGGCTAACACTGCTGCCTTAACTACAATCACGTCTACTGCACCCGGTACACCGGACTATGCAATTCAAGACTTGACTCAAACAACCCCCTTTGGTTTTGTTACCAAAGATGAGGGTAACTCAGTGCTGTCGGTAGTTGCAAACTTGCAAGCCCGAGTAGCACAATTGGAAACTAAACTTCAGGCCCTTGGCTTGTTGTCTTAAATTAAATGGGGGCTAATCACCCCCATTTTTAATATGATCATTTACCTTTCTCACCCTGTTCATGGCGCTAAAGTGGCGACCATGGATTTAGAAGCAGAAGCTGATGAAAAAAATGGCTGGACACGCTACAATCCAGACACGTCTTCTGAACCTGAAGCGGCTCCCGTGAACGTGCTGGAAGTTAAGCGCCGTAGAAAAGTGACTACTGAAGAGGTCTAAACATGACAACGTACACCGCTGGCCAACAAATCGAACGGGCGCTTAGACTTCTCGGTGTGCTTGCTGAAGGTGAGACGCCCTCTGCGGCTACGTCACAAGACGCCTTGATGGCGTTAAATCAAATGATTGATAGTTGGAACACAGAGCGTCTGGCTGTATTTTCCACGCAAGATCAAATCTTTACATGGCCTGCAAGTCTTATTAGTCGAACCCTTGGCCCAACTGGTGACTTTGTAGGTCTTCGCCCCGTTTTGCTTGACGACTCTACATACTTCAGAGCGCCTAACAATGTGTCGTATGGCATTAAGTTTATCAATCAACAGCAGTACAACGGTATTGCTGTTAAGACCGTAACATCTACTTACCCACAAGTGATGTGGGTCAACATGACGTTTCCTGATATTGAAATGTACGTCTATCCAAGGCCTACACAGGACTTGGAATTTCACTTTGTGTCGGTTGAAGAATTAAACCGCCCTGCTGACTTGTCAACAGTGCTGTATTACCCACCAGGCTATTTGCGTGCGTTTACATACAACTTGGCCATGGAGTTTGCCCCTGAGTTTGGTGTTGAGCCAAGCCCCCAAGTGCAACGCGTTGCCATGACTTCTAAGCGCGATCTTAAGCGCATCAACAACCCTGATGATGTGATGGCACTGCCTTACGCATTGGTGGCAAACCGCCAGCGTTTCAACATCTATGCCGGTAACTACTAATGAAGACGCCTATTCTTGGCTCGGCCTACGTGGCGCGGTCTGTCAATGCGGCAGACGCTCGGATGGTCAATCTTTTTCCCGAGATTGTTCCTGAAGGTGGCACAGAACCGGCTTTCCTAAACCGTGCCCCCGGTCTAAATTTCCTTCAAACTGTTGGCACTGGCCCTATTCGTGGGCTGTGGGCACATCAAACCAACGGCGCGGATTTCTATGTTGTATCAGGTACTGAGGTCTACAAACTGACTGGCCTGACAGCCACGCCAGTCAAGATTGGCAATGTGTCAGGGACTGGCCCCGTGTCAATTGCCGACAATGGCGCAGTGCTGTTCTTTGCCTGCAACGGCCCCAGCTACACATATTACGAACCTACAGGCGAGTTTAATCAGATTACGGATAATAACTTCCCCGGCGCTTTGACTGTGGGTTATCTGGACACGCAATTCATTTTTAATGAGCCTAACAGCCAGCGTCTTTGGAGCGTAGACACTATCAATCCAGCAAACGGCGAATACATTTATCCGTTGGTGTTTGACCCTTTAACTTTCTCTAGCGCTGATGGATCGCCTGACGGAGTGGTGGCCATCAACGTGGATCACCGCCAACTGTGGGTGTTTGGTACTGACTCGACTGAAGTTTGGTACAACGCGGGGTTGCCCAATTTCCCATTGTCGCCCATTCAAGGCGCGTTTAATGAAATTGGCTGTGTGGCCACATTTTCTGTTGCTAAACTAGACAACACTTTATTCTGGCTAGGCACAGACGCCCGTGGTCAAGGCATTGTTTATCGCGCTAATGGCTATGGCGCTGCGCGCGTGTCTACACACGCCATTGAGTACGCTATCGCACAGTACGGCAACATCTCGGACGCGCTAGCCTACACATATCAGCAAGAAGGCCACTCCTTCTACGTGCTGACTTTTCCATCGGCCAACGCCACTTGGGTTTACGACGTGGCTACGCAAGCCTGGCACGAGCGTGCAGGCTGGGAGAATGGTTCATTTATTCGTCATCGCAGTAATTGTCAATGCAATTTTGGCGGCAACATTATTGTGGGCGATTTTCAAAACGGCAACATTTACACGTTTGATCTTGAGGTTTACGCTGACAATGGCCAAATTCAAAAGTGGCTGCGCTCATGGCGTGCCCTGCCCCAAGGGACAAATACTCTTAAGCGTACTGCCCAGCATAGCCTGCAACTTGAGTGTGAAGCTGGCATGGGTTTAAATGGGTTTGTCCTTCCTGAAATAATTTATCTTGAAACTGAACTTGGTAATTATTTGGTTACAGAAAATGATGAATTTTTAATTGCCGATCAAATGACAACTGCAACCCAAGGCGCTGATCCGCAAGTTATGTTGCGTTGGTCAGACGATGGCGGTCACACATGGTCAAGTGAGCATTGGTCATCCATGGGCAAGATTGGCCAATATTACCGCCGAGTGTTCTGGCGTCGTTTGGGCATGACACTAAAGCTGCGTGACCGCGTGTATGAGATTTCAGGCACTGATCCCATTAAAATTGACATCATGGGCGCAGAGCTTATAGCTTCGCCTACGAACGCGTAATGGCAACTAACATTACCCAAATCACCGCGCCGCGCGTCGATCTTATTGATGCGCGTACAGGAAAAATCTCGCGTGAGTGGTACATGTTTTTTTACAATTTGTACACCGTTGTTGGCTCGGGTACGGGTGTTGTTCCAGTAACCGGCGGCGGCACTGGTTTAAGCCAAATCCCCACTAACGGGGAATTGCTTATTGGCAATGGTACAGGGTATACCCTTAATACACTTGGATATGGCGCAGGCATATCGGTTACAAATGGTTCGGGCACAATTACCGTGGCCAACACTGGCGTGTTGTCAAACATTGCAGGCGCTGGTATTTCAGTGTCCGGCACAACTGGCAACGTCACAATCACCAATACAGGCGTGCGGAGTTGGTCTGGTGGCACAACTGGTCTGACACCGGCAGCCGCAACAACTGGCACAGTTACTTTGGCTGGCACGTTGGTGGTTGCCAATGGTGGCACAAACAGCACAGCAATACCCACGGCTGGCGCTATAGCTTACGGCTCAGGTTCGGCCTATGCGTTTACATCCGCAGGGTCAAGCGGTCAAGTTTTAACTTCGGCAGGCGCAGGAACGCCTACATGGACAACGCCAACAGTCGGTACAGTCACAAGCGTAGGGTTGTCCCTACCTTCACAATTTACAGTCACCAATTCACCTGTTACGAGTTCTGGCACGTTAACTGGTTCTTGGAATAACCAAACGGCCAACTATGTGTTGGCTGGCCCCACAACCGGCGCGGCGGCAGCGCCCACATTCAGGGCTTTGGTGTCGGGCGATATTCCATCGCTTAGTTATGTTACTTCGGTTACCGGCACTGCGCCTGTTGTGTCGTCTGGCGGTCTAACACCGGCCATTTCGATGGCAGCGGCTAATACATCGACAGACGGTTACTTGACGTCAACCGACTGGAACACGTTTAACAGTAAGCAGCCTGCGGGCACTTATGTGACCTCGGTGGCAGTTGCCTCAAGCAATGGCTTTGCAGGCACATCAAGCGGCGGCGCTACGCCTACCCTGACGCTAACAACCAGCATCTCGGGCATCATATACGGCAACGGCACAGCGCTTGCCGCCGCTACGATCAGCGCACCGCTAGGCTATTCGGCTGGCACACTAAGCATCACCCAGGCAACAACATCAACCAATGGTTATTTATCCAGTACAGACTGGAACACGTTTAACAACAAACAGCCCGCAGGCACTTATGTCACGGCTGTCTCTGTCGTGTCGGCCAATGGCCTTGCCGGTACGTCAAGCGGTGGGGCAACGCCTGCGCTGACGCTATCGACCACAATCACTGGTTTACTCAAGGGCAACGGAACGGCAATTTCTGCCGCTACGTCAGGTACAGACTACGCGCCAGCCACCAGCGGCACGTCGATCCTGTACGGCAACGGCTCTGGTGGCTTTAGCAACGTCACCGTTGGCTCGGGCTTGTCTTTTGCTGCTGGCACGTTAAGCTCAACAAGTTCTGGCGGCGGGTCAGCACCAGTTACTCAAACAGCTAACTTTACGGTTGCGGCAACTGACATTTGGTCAATCAACAATAAGTCAGGATCAACTTGCACAGTGACTTTGCCAACAGCGTCAACCAATTCAGGGCGCGTTTTGTACTTTCAGAACTATCAAGTACAGGCGCTTGTGTCGGCATCTAGTAACGTAGTGCCTTTGACTGGTGGCGCTGCTGGCACATCAATTCTCTTGGCAAGTTCTGGAGATTCTGCGACACTTGTGTCTGACGGCACTAATTGGTTGATGACGCAATACATCTCGAACAACAATCTGCTATTGGAATGACTTTATCAGTACAATTGCAATCAACATTTGCGTCTTTGGACGTGAAGTGACTTAAGGAAAATATCATGGGACTTCTTTCCGTACTTGGTGGTGTTGCTGGATCTCTTTTTGGTGGGCCTGCTGGCGGCTCTATTGGCAGTGCTCTTGGCGGTGCACTTGAAGAATCATCGGGCGGCGGCGCCAGTGGTGCGGCAAGCGACGCTGCCGCTGCGGCAAATGCTGCGGCGATGGAAGATATTAATTTGCGACGTCGGATGTATGAGGAAGACGTTGCAAGGCGTAAACCTTTTTATGAAGCTGGCGTTAACGCGTTGCCCGGTTACGTTTCAGGCATTCAAGAGGGTGGTGAATTAGTTCGCGGTTTTAATATGGGTGATTACACGGCTGACCCAGGTTACGGTTTCCGTTTAGCTGAAGGCCGCAAAGCACTAACATCTAAAGCACGCGCAAGAGGCGGTCTAGTGTCTGGACAGACACTTAAAGGGATGCAAGACTACGCGCAAGAGTCCGCGTCAAACGAATTTTCAAACGCTTACAATCGTTTTAGAGACACACAAGGTTTGCGCCGTAACGCGCTTGCTGGTGTTGTTGGATTTGCCCCAACGGCTGCTGGCTCAATGGCGGCTAGTGGACAAAGTTACGCAACCGGCGCAGGCCCGCAGATGTATCAGCAAGGCGTCAACACTGGCAACGCGCTGATTGCAGCCAATCAAGCCCGCGAGTCGTCATACGGTAATTTGGGCAGCGCACTCAGTAAATATCTGTCAACCGGATACAACGCTGGTACTACTGGTGGTGGTACTGGTATTGTGGGTTACGGTATGTATGACGGCGCTGTTCAAGGCGGCCAATTTGGCAGCGCATAAGGACTAAATCATGGCTGAATTAAACTTTAATGCGCTAATCCCTCAAGGCCCTCGCGGCTTTTACCAAGGCTTTGAACAAGGTCAAGATCAAAGAATTGTGCGGGAAACTAATCAGATTAAACTGGACGAACTTAAGCGCGACCGCGACGAAATGATCCAGCTTCAAGAAAAGTTAAAAGGTCTTGGGCAAGACCCCGACGTTGGTAAATTCCTTGATACGCTTGCTCAAACTGGCAAACCCGATTACGTCAAGATGGCGATTGAAGGCAAACAAAAAATTAAAGATCTTGATGCGTATGCCAAGCTGGGTGCAATTGAGCCTGTTGGTGCGGCGCCTGCCATGCCTACTGGCGCTCCAGCCCCCGCCACACCTGCGTCCGTTGTTCGTTTGCCGCAAGCCCCCGCGCCAACAAACAGACTGGGTTCGGGTACGTTTGGTATGGAGCCAACCGCACCTGTGAACGCTATGGCGCCTGCGCCAGCCGCACCCGTAAATGCTTTGGCCGCACAACCTGGCGCAGATTTGATTGCACCGACACAGCAGCGCATCAGACAGTTGCTTGACTTTGCGCGTACAAATCCTCGAATGGCCGCACAAGCAATGTCCGAAGCTAGGATTTTGCAAGATCAACTTGAGTTGTATTCAAAGCGTGGCCCGAATGAGCCTGCAGATGTGCAAGTAATGCAACGGCTTGGCTATCCTTTGACACAAGCTGGGTATCAAGCATTCCGCGATGCACAGCGTCAAGAGCGTATGCTTAGCCCCGCCGAAGAAGAACAGCGTATTCGGATTGCCAACGCTAGCCGCGCGCCAGCAACGCCCGCGCAACCTTCTGCGCCAGTCGCCGTGGTGGGCGAAGATGGAAAAATAAAATATGTCAGCCGCGAGGACGCTATAAACAAAGGCATGACGCCTGCAAGCGCTATAGAAAGTCTGCCACCAAAAGAAATTCAAAAACGTGAAGCCGCATTGCCCCAAGCAAAGCAAGCAGTTAAAACTGTTTCAAACACTATGTCAGTTATTGGTCAAACAGTGGACAGCTTGCTTGCTAATCCAGAAGGTATTGATGGCATAACTGGGCTTGTATATGGCGTTACGCCTGCAATTACTGCTTCCGCACGAAAAGCAAAAGCTGAACTTGAGCAACTAAAGAACTTGGCGTTTATACAAGGAATTACTGAACTTCGCGCGGCGTCTAAAACAGGAGCTGCGGTTGGTAACGTAACTAACCGAGAAGGCGATAGGTTTGAAAATCTTAAAGCATCATTAGATCGGTCGCAATCAAAAGACGATTTAATAGCCGCGTTAAAAAAATTAAAAACGCAAGCTGACCTCACAACGCAATTTATGACAGAAGCGTTTGATGATACATACAGCTACAAGTCTGCTGCGCCTGCTGGCGGCCGCGCATCGGGCGTCGACGCAAACAACCCGTTGTTGAAAAAGTAAAAGGGCGTATATGGCCGATCTATCCTCAATTTTGAATGATCCAAATTACGTCAACGCCAACGAAGCTACTAAGCAGGCAATCTTTGACAAGTTTTCTGCACAGGACCCAAACTTTACTAGCGCAAACGCAGATACGCAAAACGCCATACGCCAACGATTTGGTGTAGTTGGCGCCGCGCCTAAACTTAGTAGCGGCATACCTGGCGCGCGCCGTACAGGCGCTGATCAAATCCTTGGATACGATAGACCAATACCCGCCGCGCCAGAAGCGCCTCCAAAAAGATATGGCGGTCCGTTGCCTGAAGCGCTGATGGCGCCTATCGAAACGGCAGTTACTTTGGGCACTGGCCTTATTAGCGCGCCTATTGTTGAAGCCGCAAAAATTGGCGGTACGCTTTTTAGTGGTAAGTACGGCACGCAAGAAGGCATTAGAGCAGGCGAAGCCGTAGGACGTAAAGTCCAACAATTCTTTCAGCCAGCCATAAGCCCAACAGCCCAAGCCCAAGTTGAAAGCATTTCTAACGCGCTAGCCAGTACTGGCCTGCAAGGTGTGCCTTTAAATGTATTGGGTGATTTACAGCGCGGTGTAACGCCTGCTTTGCGTGCTACTGCGGATACCGCCCGCGCGCCTATCGCTGCCCGCGCAGAAAAAATACAGCAGGCACGTATTAGAGAAAGCGAACTGGCGGCGCCTCGCATTGACGCTGCCAAAGACGCGCTTGATCTTGGACTTGCACTTGACCCTTCTTTGTCTAACCCAAAAGCAATAACAAGGTTAAAAACGGGTGCAGTAGGTACCACAAGTTTGCAAGGTAATTTGTCAAAAATTAACTTGCCGCAAGTAGCAAAAATTGCACGCGACGATTTAGGTTTACCCGAAACAATAAAACTTGATGGCAAGGCGTATGAGTCTGCACGCAACACACCCGCTATTAGCGGCGCATATGACAAAGTGCGGGCGTTACCCCGCATAGCTGCTGATGATGCTGTTTTGGCCGACATAGACAATCTGCGCGCTGCGCCGACAATTGGTGACACTGGACAATCGGCAGCAATCAATAATTTTCTTGATACTGTAAAAAGTCAATTGCAAGGTGGCACAGACGGCGCGACGGCAGTCACCAGTATTCGCCAATTGCGCCGCGACGCGCAAGCAATTTATAACCAACAAACAGCGGGTATTAACCCACCGTCACCAGAAGCTATTGCCCGCGCAGATATAAACATGGGTATTGCTCGCGCAATTGAAACAGCGATTGAAAACAGTATTACCGACCCACGTTTAGTTACAGACTTTCGCGCGGCTCGCACAGCGTTGGCTCGCACATATGATTACGAACGCGCCACTAATTTGGCGACAGGTGTAATTGACCCGCAAGCCTTAGCAAAATTAGCTGCCGAAGGACGACCTTTATCTGGCAAACTAGCAAAAGTTGCAAACGTAGCGGCTAATTTTCCAGAGAACATGCAAGGCGGTTTGGTACGAGAGCCTACATTTAGAGAAAAACTTACGCGGTCTAGCGCGGCGGGTACCGCAGGCGCTATTCTTGGATCACCGTTTGGGTTACCAGGCGCAATTATTGGTGGCGGTGCGGGTGCTGCGGCGGGCAATGTTGCCGCAGGGATTGCCGCACGTCGTATGGCAACGCCTGCGTATCAACGTGCCAACGCCATGCCTACCGATTATCGCCGTGTCCCATCAGGCGCAAACCCTGCGGACATCAATTACGCGCCTGGTCAAATGGTGCCGTATAACTTTGCTCAACAAACTTTTACCCCGCCTAATTTTGTAATTCAGCCAAATCAATACGGCCCTCAAGTTACACCTAACGCGCCTAATATGGTTAACGCGTTAGCAGGCCCATCTGCCGAAAGCACTATGGGCGGCATAGCAACCGAAAGGGCGCGCGCGGCTGCAATGTCTCGCACGTTGGGTCAGCAAGCAGAACAACAAGCCGCCGCCGCAGAAGCCGCCGCACGTCAGCCCGCCCGTGGCGGTGCTGAATTAGTGTTTGATACGGCTGGTAATTTAGTAGAAGCGCCGGTTGCTGGCGCTGGCGGAGTTATGCCGTCGGCATTGGAGTCTGCTGTCGCCAAAATGTCTGGCCAAGTAATTGAGCAACCAAGCACTACGTTTAAAACGCAAACAATTTCGCCTAAAACGGGCGCTAAGCCTTACACGCGCATTACAAAACGTGAAGGCGAGTCTACTTTTGGCCGTGAGGGCCAAGCATTTGCAATGACGGCTGAGGAAAAAATTGCTTGGAACAAAGCCAAGGCTAATTTGGCTGAAGCCGCGCCTGAATACGCCAAACTATCTGATCAAGAAATTGTGCGTCGTATGACCGACGTAAAAATTTCGGAAGAATTGCTTGTTAAAGCGCGTGAAAAAGCAAAAGCGTTTGAAGACATTGCCGCCCGTGCGGCCAATGACCGCGCACGCCAAGCAGCGTTAGTGAAGCGTGAGCAAATGTTAGACTTAGCCGAACAATTGCAAGACGCTTTGGGTTCACGCCCAGTTAGTCGCGGTGGCCAAGGCCCCAAGACCCGTGCTTTTCAACGCAATAGGTTGGCGCCAGAACAAGAAGTTCAAAACGCATTGGCTACCAGAATTGACTTAACCGGAATGGCTAACAAATAATGGACTACCAAGTGTTATTTAACATCGCCGTGGCCATTGCTGGATTCTTCGGCGGCTGGACATTGAACCGCATCTATCAGGCCATTGACCGGCTTGATGGCGACGTGCGTGGCATGCCGTTGAAC